CTTAATTTTAACAGGCCTACTCAGAAATTCTCCTAAAGGGACATCCGTCTGAGTACCGGATGCACGCACGTCATCATAGACACTATTCACACTATTTACATAAGCGTTTAAATTATCCTGAAATTTGACAGTTTGAGAAGAAACTTCTCCAGACTGAGGAGTAACAGGAAACTCAACAACGCTATCTGGTTCATAAGTGTCATGATGTTCTTCAAATATCTCATCAATGTCGACGTGCTCATCATAACATTGAGAGAGTAATCCTATTAATACACAAACTACGTATTCATTATCTGATGCAATCAAATCATGTTCGTAGCAATGATCAATAAATTCACTAACATAATATACATTAGGGTTCGAGGTATCCACCTCTCTCGAGAATAAGTTCCTCGATAGACTTTGAATAAGCTCTATTCTTCGCGGAGCTATTGGACGCATATTTACGAAAGCTACATCTCCGGTCTATCTCCGGGCGTGACGAATCCAGGGGTATATTTAGTGTGCCACATGACTACGCGTTCGTCAAAATCGATGTCAAGGCTAGGCACATGCAGATCTGTGGCATCACAAACCTGCTTTAATTTGGCTCGGAAGTCTTCATACTCTTCCCGACCAAAAGCGAAGGCTTCATGAATCGCACCTTCTACACACGAACGAGCCACTTCTCGTGGTGTCGCGTTCTTGGAAGACAAATTGGCTAGTAGACTCTTATAAATACTGTCTTTCTCTAGCATACCAATCCGTGTACCAATCTCGGGTATGTAATTAGATCTCCTCTTCAGGAAGTCAACATCATCGAGATAAGCTGATGGATCATCTTCATTTTTGTCAGGTGGTGTGATCTTACGACCATATCGTTTCATAAAGTCTCTAAAAGTGAGAAAATTAATCTCACATCCTTCTCTCACACTACCGTCGAAATCATCACCATAAGTAATATTGGCAACGTCATCCCTATAAGATTCTCTCTCAGGGTATTTTTCGAAGTAGTGCATCCTACTGTACAAGCTATTATTGTTACCATTTACTTGTACGGTGAGTGAGTTACCTGAGGGGTTAATGCTTGTCAATTCCAGAAGTGTACCATTCCAATCAACTATAGGATGGGTTAAATCCGCAATCATGGCTTTCATGATTCGGATATCCTCTGGTGTGTAACCTCCATGCTCCACTGAAGCCTCAGCTAGTTTGATGTAGTTACGATACGTCTCATGTGTAATCTGAGATGTCGTTTT